AACACTTAGCACATAACGCAGAAGTATTCTTGGGAACACCAAGATATGCAAACATTGGTTTGACAATCAACTTCTAATTCTAAGGGGCGGCAGAAATGTCGCCCCTATACAAAATAAATTACATTTACAAACTAAAACCTTATACTTATTAATAGAGTTATGTATCAAAATATTTTCTTAGATATCAAAAAAATGAAAATGCATTTATGGGACGACACCAAAGGACATTTGGAAATTCCATTTAGAAAATATGCGTATGTCAAGCATCCAAGTGGACAACACGTTTCTCTTTATGGAGATAGATTAAAGAAAGTCACACAATTCGACAAAGACGACCCGACATTACACGAGTCAGATGTTCCACCAACCACAAGATTTTTAGTAGACCAATATGGAGATTCAGATGAAGCATCCATAGGGCATAGAATTATGTTCTTTGATATCGAGGTAGAGGTAACTGAGGGATTTCCTGATGTTCAGAAAGCACAGAATCCAATCACATCAATCGCATTATATGATTCCACAACAGAAAAGTATTTCACTTATGTATTTGACCCGAACAAAAGAATAAGAAGTTATACCAAAGACGACCAAATTGTAGAAATATATGAAACTGAATACGAAATGTTAAATCAGTTTTTTCAAAAGTATTTAGAAATCAGACCTACGATTATTAGTGGTTGGAACTCGGAGTTCTTTGATATTCCTTATCTATATAATAGAGCGGTTAGAGTGTTGGGGCCTGAGGTAGCAAATCTATTATCACCAATCTCACAAGTATTGTATTCAGAATATAAAAAGAAACACACAATCGCTGGTGTTTCATCATTAGATTATTTACAACTATATAGACAATTCACATTTACTCAACAATCAAGTTATCGTTTAGATTATATCGGAGAAGTAGAAGTCGGTATGAAAAAGGTTGATTACGAGGGAACACTTAACGACTTATACGATAACGACTTACAGACTTTTATTGATTACAATATTCGAGATGTAAAAATCTTGGTTGAGTTAGATAAGAAATTAGATTTTATAGAAATTGCCAGAGGTATCGCTCATCTTGGACACGTTCCTTATGAGGATATCAATATGTCAAGTCGTTGGTTAGAGGGAGCTATATTGGTTTATCTAAAAAAGATTGGAGTGGTTGCACCTAACAAGCCACCAAGACCAAGAAAGTTTTCTGATGATAAATTTACAGGTGCTTATGTTCAAGAACCACAATCTGGCAAACATAAATGGGTTTATGACTTGGATATTACATCAATGTATCCGAGTGTTATTCGTTCATTAAACATTTCACCTGAAACTAAAATCGGTAAAGTAACGGGTTGGAACGAAGAAGAATTTATCAATAAGAATACTCAGAAAACTTACACAATGATAAATAAAAAAGGTAAGGAAATGGGTAAGATGACTAAACCAGAACTTCAACAATATCTTGATGAAGCAGATGTATCGATTAGTTCTAATGGTATTATTTACAGAACAGATAAACAAGGGTTGATACCGGCGTTGTTAGAGAAATGGTTTAACGAAAGAGTTGAGATGAGAAAACTTGTTAAGAAGTTTCACGAAGAGGGAGATAAAGAAAAAGAACAATACTTTGACAGAAGACAACACATTCAAAAGATTGTACTGAACTCGTTGTATGGTGTGTTAGGATTGCCAGTATTTAGATTTTATGATTTGGATAATGCAGAAGCAACCACAACAACAGGTCAATCATTAATTAAATTTAGTAAAAAGATTACAAACCATTTTTATAATAATGAACTTGGAACTGCCGATGACTATGTTATCTATATTGATACTGACTCTATTTTTGCTTCGGCAGTTCCATTAGTCCAAAAAAGATTTCCTAATCAAGAGTTGACAGAAACGATGATGACACAAAGAATTATGGAGATATGTGGAGAGGTTCAAGACTATTTGAATAAATCTTATGATTATTTTGCTAAGAAGTTTTGTAATATTGATGACCACGTTTTTGACATTAAACAAGAAGTGATTGCTAAGAGTGGATTATTCATTACAAAGAAACGATATGGATTACGAATCATTAATGACGCAGGTCGTAAAGTAAACAAAATCCACGTTAAAGGATTAGATACAATCAGAAGTAATTTCGCAGTCGCTATGAAAGACCTGCTACAAAATGTATTAGATGATATTTTAGCAGATGTTCCAAAAGAAAAAATAGACGAAAGAATATCAGTATTCAAAAGAAATATGACTTCATTACATTATGATGTTATGGCAAATCCAATCGGTGTAAAAGGTATTGGAAAGTATGAAGTGAAAGACGCAGAAAGTGTATTTAGTAGTTATAAAAAAGGAACACCAGTCCACGTTAAATCATCAATCAATTACAATTCGTTGATTGATTATTGGTATGAGGGAAAACGATATGGTAAAATTACTAATGGAAATAAAATCAAGTGGGTGTATTTAAAAGAAAATGAGTTTGGATTTGATAGTATAGCTTACAAAGGTTATGAAGACCCACCACAAGTTTTGGATATGATTAAAAATTATATCGACCACAATAAAATGTATGAACAGGCGATGAGTAAAAAGATTGGTATGTTTTACAAAGCACTCAAATGGGGTGGAGTAGAAGACACAACAACATCAATGAGTAGGTTTTTCTGATGTATGTAAATGCAGACTCAGTTTATATTGAAGAAATACCAAGTTCAGTAGCCAAGAAAATGATTATTGAAAAACACTACACACACGCTTTCAGTATGTGTAGATATGCTTTAGGTATTTATTATGTTGGAGAACAAGACCACAAGTTTTATGACGGAAAAGAAACTAAATTGATTGGTTGTATGACTTACGGATATCCGGTTGGTCGTTCAGCGGTCAAGTCTATGATACCTACATTAGAAAAAGAACAAGTGTTAGAATTAACAAGATTATATATTGATGACGGATACGGAAAGAATATTGAATCATTGAGTATGGGTAAATCTTTCAAGTGGTTAAAGCAAAATGCCAGAGATATAAAAATGTTAATCAGTTATGCCGACCCGGAACAAATGCATTTGGGAACGATTTATCAAGCAACAAATTGGTTGTATCAAGATTGTCGTGATATACAATTAATGCCAAACTATTCAGTATCGTTGGGTGAACCACACAATTGGATACATAGTCGTACGGTATTTTCAAGATACGGAAGTCATAATGTAGAACATTTAAAAAATGAAATCGGACATACATTTTATAGAAAAAGAGAAGCACCAAAACACAGATATTTATATTTCTTGGGTTCATCAAGAGAAAACAAAAAGATGAGGGCACAATTAAAACACGAGTGTAAACCTTATCCAAAAAATAAAGAAGAATTTATACCACCAATAGAAACTATTGAGGTAGAAAATAAAAAAATCAAATCAATGGAAAAGTTTTTTTGATTTTACAATTAACAAATGATATTTATAATTGAAAAATAATAGGAGAAAATGGTTATGAACAAAAGTCAGTTAACAAACTTCATCACTAAATATACTTTGGGTGGAGAAATTAAATCAACAAAATGGACATCAAACGGCAGTTCATTATCAACAAGATTTATCTCAGGTGATAAATCAGTTGTGGGTAGTGTAGTTTTGAGTAAGTTTAATCATCTATCGCCTTGTGAATTAGGTGTATATAATACAGGACAACTATCAAGTTTGTTATCAGTATTGGGAGATGATGTTGAAGTTAGTTTATCAAACTCAGGTGATAAATTTATTTCAATGGAGTTTGAAGACACAAAAAGAAAAACTAAGTCAAAATATATGTTGAGTGATTTATCGGTTATTCCTACACCACCAGAACTTAAGAATTTGCCAGATTCATTTGAGTTAGGTATTAAGGTAGACCCGTATTTTGTAAACACATTTATTAGTGGTAAAGGTGCTTTAGCAGAAGCAGAAACATTTACCATATTGACTGAAAATGGTGAAACTAAAATTGTTATTGGTTATGCTTCAATCGCATCTAATCGTGTAACGATACCAGTAGAAACTACAAAACAAGCAGACATTGAACCAATCAGTTTCAATGCAAATATGTTCGCATCAATCTTAAATGCAAATAAAGATTGTGAAAGTGCAACATTAGAAGTTAGTGCAGCTGGATTATCAAGAATTAAATTCTCAATCGATAACTATGATTCAGAATACTTTTTGGTATCAACACAAGCGGTTAACTAATGGAGAGTGTAAAACACTCATTATGGGTTGAAAAGTATAGACCGAACACCTTACAAACTTACATTGGCAACGACCATTTAAAAAGTAAGGTGTCAGTCTACTTGGAAAATGGAGATGTTCCACATCTATTGTTATTCGGTAGAGCAGGAACAGGTAAAACCACATTAGCAAAACTTATAGTCAGTAATATAGATTGCGACTATTTATATATAAACGCATCTGATGAGAATAGTGTAGATGTGGTTTTGACTTGTAATTATGTGGAAAGAATCATTGACCCGATACAAAGTCGTTGTCAATCATTTCAGATAATTCCACCAGATAGGAAAGAAGTGGCACAACATCTGGCAAATATATTGGATAATGAAAGTGTTAGTTATGACATTAAGAATATCGCTACCATTGTAAATGGTGGTTATCCAGATATTAGACGAGTAATCAATGGTGCTCAACGACAAGTAGTAAATAATGAATTAGTAATTGATGAAAATACAATCACTCAAAATGATTATAAACTACAAGTATTAGATATACTGAAAACGCAGGACAAGAAAAATTCATTTCAGAATATCAGACAATTATTAGCAGATTCAAAAGTATCAGACTTTTCAGATTTGTTTAGATTGTTGTTTGATACGATTGATGATTGGGGAACCGGCCACATAGCTGAGTGTATTTTAATCTTGTCAAAATATCAACAATCAGACGCAGTCGTAGTGGATAAAGAAATCAACATTATGTCTATGTTTGTAGAAATTATAGGAACAATAAAATGAGTAATGAACAAGTAAACGCGCCAGTTGAATTAGATATTTCAAAAGCAGATACTATTACTTGTGAGGAATGTGGAAACGCTTCTTTCATACAGGCATTTTTCTTAAAGAAAATATCTGCCTTGATGAGTCCAACGGGAAAAGAAGCTATCGTTCCAATGCAAGTGTTTAGTTGTGGAAATTGTGGAACTATTCCAAAAAATATGATTAACTTAGGAGAATAAAATGTCAATAAAAAAACACTTTACAAAATGGTCGCCACCAGGTAGTAAACATATGGAATTAACAGAAATGGACTCTTTGATTACACCAGGAGTTGTAGATTTTGTTGAAAAATATTATTATAGTGGTGTTAGATATGTTAAACGAAGAAAGTTTTCTATTTCAGGTGTGGTATCACCATCAACATCATTTGATAATGTAGAATTACCACTACCATATTATGAAAAAGGTAGTAGAATAAATGATGAGAAAAATAATTCTGATGCCAAATATGAAATACATAATTTTGGTTGTAGTTGGACTTATGGTTGGTGTTTGCCAGTTGAAGAATCATTTCCACACTTATTGATTGAGGATAATGTTGCTTCATTTAATTACGGAGCAGGTAGAACAGGTCTTGATTACGCTGTCAAAAAAGCATCTGAGGTTTATCATAAAAGAAATCATAGAGAAAATCAAAACTTCGTTTATGTCATCACGATTCCACATACATTTAGAAGAATGTGGTTTGAAGATAATGGTATGGCTCGTAGGTGTATTGAAAAACCAACAGCAGCTGGCATTAATGAATATAATCACTATCTATATTTCTTACACCACTACGAAATGTTAAATCGTTTTGTCGGACAAGACAGAATAATTTGGGGAACTTGGGATACTGAGGTTCCTGAGAATAAATTAGATGTATTCTTTCAATTACACGATACCGCAGGAGACGGAAGACATCCGGGTGTAAAATCACATCAGATATATGCAGAGCAGGTAAAAGACATCATCAAACAAAGAGGACTATTTAGTGAGTGATGAGCAAGTTAGCAAGAAAGTCAGATATAATGTAGAAAAACTATACTTTGATGATTATAGAGTATATGAGGACGGACGAGAGGAAGGACTCAACATTTATCAGAACAATATGGGTAGATTAGAGGGTGGTAGATTTCACGACCCGATTTACAATAATCCAAATGCCAAAAGACAAATCTATACCTTTGGTTGTAGTTGGACTTATGGTTGGGATTTAGAACAAGAACAAACTTTTACTCATTTGTTAGGAGATGAAGACACTGCGGTTTACAATTGTGGAGCAGGTGGAACAGGATTTGATTTCGCTTGTAAAAGATTAGCAGAAGTTTATATGCCAGAATCAAGACGACAAATATTTATCATTACAATTCCACACACTTTCAGAAGAATTTGGTTTGATGATGATGGAGTTGCATACAAAGCTTGGGGTATTCCACAAAAATACAATTATAATGATTATAACATTTATCTTAGTTTTATTCATCAATACAATATGATTAACAAATTTGTAGGTCGTGATAAAATTATTTGGGGAACTTGGGGTAAACATAGTCAAGCCATATCAAATGTACCAGATGATTTGATTGAGATTAAATTAAATTGTGTGGACTACACAAGCTCTCATCATCCAGGAGTTGAATCAAATAAGTTGTATGCCGAAGAAATAAAAAATGTATTACAAAATAGATTTAAATAACTACGAACCACGAGAAGTTCCAAAATATCAAGAGTTTACAAACTACAAAGATATCAAAAGGACGCAAATCGAGATGATATCTGAGGAGTTAGATAACTTTAAAGATTCGTTTGGTAAAGATTGGGAAGAGTGGACACTAAAAGACTTACGAGATAGACTAAAAGATAATTGGACATTTTATTTAGTTGAAGGTGGTTGGTGTTTTATTGATTGGAATAGACAATATCCTTACTTGTGCAATCGTTATGTAATGCCAGAACATAGAAATAAAGGATTAGGGAGTGATTTAGTGTGGTTGAGATGTAATGAAATCAAACAACAAGGATACAATTACGCAATGATTAAGTTAGAGGATTGGAACACACCAGCAAAATCAGTTATGAAAGAGAAAATATTCACTAAAATAGACTAAGCAGATATTTATTCTTAGGAGAAAATTATGTCAGTTCAAACAACAATAGAAAGTTATTTAAATTATATCACAGGAAGTGCAGGTGGTTGGCCAGCAAATACTAACGTTGCAATCTTTGCAGGTGTTGATTATATCAAAGAAGAAACCACAGATAATATATATCTAAACGAAATGAACACCGCTTGTGGTATTTATGGTTCTTACAACGAACAAACAGCATCGTTTAATCTGATTGCAGATTATGCAAATGAAAAAGGTTGCACTACCGCGTATGTTTATGGGCAAAATGATAGTGTAAAGTACAATCCTTCGGATTTTCAACAACCAATAATTAGTTCAAGTTTTGCAAGACACGGAATTTCAGTAAATTTTGAATATAATGACAATACATCACACACTTATTTCTCACAAAGAGGACAAAATCAATATACAGGAAGTTTTCATTTGTTTATGCAAACACCTTGGTATAGTGATGATAATTTATTAGAAATCGTAAGTGGTTCGTTTAATAAAACACCATTTAGAACTATACTTTCAAGTTCACCAGAAAGTGCAAGTTTAATACCATTATTTAACACAAGTTCTTTTTCAGACACAAATGCATATCATCCAGATTTTGTAGTTAAAAATCCAGCACAAGACGGAACTTCTTTTGATAATAGTATATTGTTTCATAAGTATATTGCAGAAAATCCTACTTACCAAAATGCAGTCAGTAGTGGTTCATTAATTGAAACTTACATTGTTCCGAGTGGTTCAACCGTAGGAACACAAGGATATTTAAAATCACCGAAGTATGAATATTTAATGACACCAGACAGACAAATACTGATTAAGAAAAAAGATAAGTTAGATGTTTCAATGGCTCCCAAGTTTGTATTAAGTGGAGATAGGTATCATATACAAAACGCTCTATTATATTCAACACCAAGTGGTAGTAATATTAGAATGTTTGATGACTCTCAAAAACAAGTTCAAGATGTCCAAGTGGGTGATGTTGTAAAATCATATTTACCAGTTGGTATGCCAGATGAATTCTTCTTTGAGGATTGGTTAAGTTATTCCACAACAGATTTGAGTGGTTCAGTCGCTTCAGGTTCAGTTGTTGTAAGAACTTATCAAGAGGACTATTACGGATACTACTTGCTTAATGGTAGTATAAAAGTTCCGGTGATGAAACAAGCTATGATGAAAGGTGCGAGATATTTTGTAAAACAATTAGGTACTTGGAGTTGGGTAAAACCTACGGATATTTCAGTTGGAGATTATCTTTTTGACAAAGACGGAAACGAAGTTGAGATTACATCAAAAACAGAAGTAGCACAAGAAGAAACATTTTACTCATTAGATGTAGAGGATATTGATACATACTTTACATCAGACATATTGGTTCATAATATTCCACCTGGTAAATGTTTTACAGGTGATACAATGATTACATTATCAGACGGAACTTATCACAAAATTAAACACATTGAATTAGGTTCAAAAATAAAAACCTATGATATAGAAAGTGGTAAATTACAAGACTCAATAGTTTTAGAGGTTGTAAAAATTCTACACGATAATTTAGTAAAATATAAGTTTGATGATAATACAGAAATTATGGCCACAGATGACCACCCGTTTTATGTTGATGAAAATTATAGAACATTAGATGTGGGTGATGAAGTTTTAAATGATGAGTTAAACAAAATTAAAGTAGTTAGTGTTGAAAAAATTGACGGACTTATAGAAACATACAACATTAACAGAACAGACAACGGCAAGAATTACTTTGCGAATAGGGTTTTAGTATCAGATGAGTCAGAAACAGAATAACGACTTTTTATATTCAGTTCAAATTCCAAACTTTTTATCATCAGAAAAATGTGATGAATTATTAAAAGACATAATGGAATCAGAACAAGATGTGATTGGTTGTGTTGGAGATGAACAAGGAAAAAATGCAGTCATACCAGAAATTAGAAAAACTAATGAGTGGTATTTATGTGAACAAGAAGAAAACCAATTCAGACCAACAAAACCAAACAAAGATTGGAAATGGTTACAGGACAAAATGTTTCAAATGGCCAATATTGTAAATGATAAAGTATTTCATTTTGATATTGATGGGTGTGATAATGAATTAAAATTAATAGAATACACAAAGGGTGGTTTCTATGGTTGGCACACAGACTTTAATGCAGGAACTTGTTCAGTAAGAAAATTAGTAGGGATAATCCAATTAACAGACCCGAGTGAATATGAGGGTGGAGATGTTCAATTTGGTATCCAAGACAAAGACACAAAAGAGTGGTATTCAATGAACAAACTAAAAGGTTCATTAACTTTCCGGCATTTCTATGTCATAATGTTGTTCCAGTCAGCAAAGGTAAACGATATGTAATTCAAGAATTATTTATCGGAGACCACTTCAAATAGGATAAAAATGTATAAACCAATAGATATGGATAGTTTGAAATTAAACAATAATTTCAAATGGGTAATAACAAAAGATGACTTCTTTACGAAAGACGAGTGCGATTATATCATTAACAAAGTAAATAAAAATTCTGAAAGAAAGAAAACTAAATATTACGAAAAAGAAGATAGCATTTGTTTATTAAACATTAACAAAAACAACGAACAAAAATACTTAGATAAATTTTGGGAAGTAATATCAGTAGCAAATCAAATACATTACAAATATGATATCAAAGGTATTTATAGAAATAGAATACAATGTCATAGATATGATGTAGGAGATTGGTATAATCCACACTCAGATTTTTATCCAATAGACCAATTCAGTTCATTAAAATTAACTTGTATCGTATCATTAAATGATGATTATGAGGGTGGAGAGTTTAAGTTGTTTGACGGAAAAACCATAGAACAAAAACCAGGTAGATTAATTATTCATCCGGCATTTGCAGGACATCAAATTACCGAGATAACAAAAGGTAAAAGATATTCTTGTGTTGCTTGGGCAGTTGGAGATACTTTCGTATGATACAAAATGATAACTTTAAATTCGTGGTTCATAGAGAGAACTTTTTATCAGTTAGTCAATGCCAGAAACTAATGAGATACTTAGAAACAGGCGAACCAACTGAATCTGAACTCGCAGGTAATTATGATGAGAATATATTGAACAAAGAGGTTCGTGATAATAAAGAGGTAGTGATTAATAATAAACAATTAAAAGACAAACTACAAATGGTATTTGAATTGTCTAATCAATCTATTTGGAAATACAATATACAAGAAATGGAAAAAGTAAAAATATTACGATATGAAAATGGTGGTAAATACAAATGGCATACGGATTGTGGTTCAAAAGAAACTTCATTAAGAAAACTAACTGCCATTGTTCAGTTATCAGACGAAACAAAATATGAGGGTGGAAACTTAGAGTTTGGTATCACAGATAAATCAGGTAAAAATAATTACACCGCACCAAGAACACGAGGAAGTATTACGATTTTTCCAGCGTTCTTATCACATAGAGTTACACCAATCACAAAAGGAAAACGATATTCATTGATAACTTGGATGTTAGGAGATTGTTTTGTATGAGAATAGCACTATGTATATGTCCACAATGGTCGGTTCAAACACCTTCTTTTGCAATCGGTAGTTTAAAATCACACATCAATAATAAAGATGTCGTTGTAGAGCAAATAGATTTGAATATCTTATCGTCAATCTATACGAAAGAAAAGAACATAGAAAAGTTTTGGGATTGGGGTAATGACACACCTTGGAATTCAGAAACAAACTTTCAAACAGAAATACTACCTTATTTTAAAGATTTGTGGCACGAGTATATTGAAATTCTTTCAACATATGATATTGTCGCATTCACTACCTACACATCAAACATTATCACAACAGACTATATTGCCAGATATGTGAAACAAATAAATCCAAAGATACAGATTTGGTATGGTGGCCCTTACTCTTGGTATTCGGAGTGTGGTGGATTAGTTGAGAAAGATAATTATAGAGAGTTTGTTGATATCGCTTGTGGTTCTAATGACGGAGAAAGAATTATATCTGATTTAGTAAATAAATACATAGAGGACGGACACTATGAAAACATTAGAGGTATTTATCGTTGGGATAAGATATCACCAAGTTTTCCTACGGTATTGAAAAAAGGTCGTAGTGGTAGAACACCGGTATTTAATGGTGGATTATTACCACAAAATTTAAACGAGTTAGAAACACCAAGTTGGGACAAAAGTGTGATTGATGATTACAGAAAGTTGGCAGAACTATTTGACTTGGAAGTTACACTACCAATGCAAACTTCAAGAGGTTGTACTTTTAAATGTACATTTTGTAGTGAAACAAGATTATATCGATATAAAAACAATGAAAAAATAGTTGACGAAATGAAAGGATTAGAAGAACAGACTGGCATTAATAACTTTTGGTTTACTGATTCATTAATTAATGGGTCAATGCCTAATTTTAAAAAATTTGTAGATAAGTTGCAAGAAGAAACAGATAATGGAAACATACCAAAAATGTATTGGGGTGGACATTTCAGAACACACAAGAAGTTGGACGGAGAATTGTTGACAAAAGCAGTTAATGTTGGATTAAATTATATGAATGTTGGAGTTGAGAACGGAGTAAATAAAATATTAGCACTAATGGAAAAAGGACAAACTTCTGATGATGTTAGTCATTTTCTAAAATCCGCCCACGAAAGTAATGTATTCTACAACGCAAATTGGATTCCAGGTTATCCAAAAGAAAACCATATGGACTTTATGTTACAATTAAAATTCTTGTATGACAATCACAAATACTTTACCAACAACGGATTATTAAATCTAATGCAATCAACAGATATTTTAGACCACACACCTTTAGATGTTTATAAAGATGAATTTGATGTATCGAAAGAAAAAACCATACTAAACTCTTGGACTTCAAATGATTATAAAAATACATTGATGATTAGACATTTGAGAGCTTTTTTGATTGAAACATTATTAAAAACTTTTAAATTTACAAAAGAGGGAGAGGATTTGATTGGAGATGATTTTTCATATGCCACACCAAAAGAAAAGGGTGGAAAACCACCATATTATAGGGCGAGAATTAGAGAAAATGCATTACAAGTTGATAAAATTAAAGTTGAGTTAAAAGAGGAAAAAGATAATAGTATATTTACAAATGAGTTTTTATTATCAACAGAACAAAACAATATGGTTGATACGATAGAAAATGAAATCATAAAAACAATCAAAGGTTTCGCTTGGGTGTTGGTAAATATTTCAAACAAATCAGATATTAATTTTATCATTAGAGATAATTTTAAAGGGTATAACTTAAAAGACTCAAACTTCAATTGTAATTTCTCACTTAAATCTAATGGAGATGATTTTGAACTTGATGTTGAGTATGGATTTAAAATTGGTAAGACTGATAAACGATTATTTGAAGATACGGATAAGTTAGATTTCGTTGCAAGAAATACAATCAACATTAAAGATAATGTTAGTAAATACAAATACTCTAATGAGGTTGATGAACTTTATCAAGATAGTATAGATTATAAAAAGCACAAAGTTTCATTTCCGAGAACAGAAATGACAAACCAATATTAAAAAAAATACATTTTACAAAAAGAGTATACTATTTATTAGTATCTAAGGTTATTCACAATGAAAACAAAATCACTATTTGACCACATAAAAGAAATTACAAATAATCAAAACCCAAACTATTGGGAAGAGATTTCTGATGCCGATAAAAAAACTTGGTCAAATTATATGGTTCATAGGTTTTTATCTATGAAGCCAGAATGGATAGAAGTTGTAAATGAAATCCAAAAGTATTGGGAATTAGAACCAAAATCAGTATATCAATTCTACACTAATGTGATTCCAAAGGGTAGAACTTTCTTAAAATATACAAAATCTAAGAACAAATCTAAGATTGAGGGGTGGGCTATGGATATTTTATGTGATTATTTTGAAGAAAGTTCAGAAAATATAGAAAAAACACTTGACATTATGGGTAAAGATGTTGTATATTCTATCGTATCAAAGTATGGTGTAGATGAAAAGCAGCTAAAAAAAATATGGAGTAAAAAATGACAATTAAAGACACACCAAAGGGATTACCAGATTCAGCCTTGGACTTTCCAAGAGAAGTTGATGATGATGTCGTTGGATATATGGAAAAAAAATATCCTGAAATGACAAAAGAGTTTAGACAAATTCAAAGAGAACAATATGAATTGTTTCTAAGAAAACAACACGACTACGGCCCGCAAAATGTTGCGGTTGGTTCGTTGTTAAAAACCAAAGAGGATATTAAGTTATCATTATTGGGATTATGGTTTAGAATACAAGATAAAACAGAAAGAATTAAAACACTATTAATGAGAGATGACGGAAACTCAGTTCAAGATGAGCCAGTAGTGGATAGTTATAATGATATATCAGTTTATGGAATAATGGCGCAAGTGGTATC